TGTCTAACTACATCTCTTCTTTTCTAACCCAAAAATGTAAGTCATCTATGCTCTTCCATATAGGATGATACTTATCTATATTATGGCTTCCTGGGTAATATAGTTCTAGATTTGCTAAGTGCTGTATTAATATTCTAGATGCATTACATATTTCATCTATAACCATATCTTTACCTGCTACTTGCATTTCTAGGTCTGCTATTCTAGCCTCTAGTATTGCTATCTCTTTATCCATTGTATGCCTCCCTGAGAGTAGAATAGTTAGTTAATATATATACCCACTTGTCTCTAGAAATATCTGTCATTTCTCTTGCTTGTGGGTCTAACATATTAAACATACCTGTCTCTTGAATTGCGATATATTCTATCCATTCCTGCATAGATATATTCTGTTTTACTTCTTTTATAGTTGGTTTGTCCTTAGACATAACAACCTCCTTTTTCTGTTAGTTTATGCTCCCTGTATAAATAGTAATATCTTCCATAGTAGAAGAATACTAATTACAAATAAGCAGTAATCAAAAAACATATCTAGTCCTCCTTTCTAAAATTTTCTAAGATTTTTAAATTTCTGCATTTCTTTAATATATTTATGTGGGCTTTGTATTATATCTAAAACCCTATCAGTTATTTCTTCTTCTGTCATACAATATTCACAATCTACATCTTGTCTGTAATCATCTACTAGCCAAGCAAGAAAGAAATAGAATTCAGAAGAGTCTCTATTTATTTCATTTTTATTAGGAATTAGGCTCATTTTGATACCTCGCATTTATGGTCTGGTAAATGAGACTTAGGTAATTTCTTAGGAATAGGCATAACTGTTTTATACCTATTGGTTGGATATGATTTATTACACACCTCGCAGGACACACTATCCTGAGTAAACTTCATACTTCTGCGTTTCTTCTTTATAGGATATTTCTTAGCACCTCCTGCAGATATACCCTTTGGTTCTGATTTGTATTTCATTGTTACCCCTTCTTTATAGGATTGATTAGTTTACCAGATAGATTACTCTTATCTATCTTTAGTATTGTACTACTGTTTTCTAGAAGTGCATATATGAATTTATAACCATTGCATACTGCAAGTCTACCTTCTCTGTTTGTCTTTATATTAGAAATACATAATGTTGCTGCAACTTGTGTTGCTATCTTTTCTGTGTTAGTCATTTTGTAGTTACTCCCTGTTTGTTAATATAAATCTGTAAGGTCAAAAATATAAGCCTAATAATATAAGCCACTAGATCAGTAAAATTATTTCTCCAGGTAAATGCAAAAGCCCCTCTAGAAATTCTAGAAGGGCTTCTACAAAATAGATACTTTAAATATCTATTATTTTTTATTTCTATCTACTCTTGATAAATTTAGAGTAACTTCTCTTTCATTACCAAACAAATCTAGACATAAGTATTTTCTAGATAAGTTTGCATTTTGCTTTCTTGCTTCTTCTCTATCACTACACAAGTAGAATCTTCCTTTATCTACTTGAACATCACAAAACAATTTGAAAAAGTCTACTCTAGAATCTTTCATTTCTTGAGTATCGGCATTTCCTCTACTAGCACCTTTAACCATATTCAACAATGAGAATATTTCATTAACTCTAGTTAATGCATCTTCATCTAGCATTGATACAAAATCTACAATAGTATCTTTATGGCTAGACTCTAATTTATTTACAAAACCATTAGGGCTTACTTTAGAAGTCCTCAATGTAATTGCTTTTTTAACTAGAGAATCTATTTTATCATTAATGAAAATAGGCATTTCATTTAAACTAGATTGAGCCTTAATTTTATCCTCAAAACTAGAATCTTTACTTGCTAAAATACCTATTGTTATATTTACTTTTTTAGTATCTACTTTATTTATGTTCTTAGACATTGTATTTCCCTTTTTTTTATTTGTATTACTATTATTCACATCTTCACTAGATGTAAAATTTTCCAGGGTGCTATATATACTAGATGAATTTCTCCCTCTAGTATTTTTAGTGCTAATATGTCTTGCCGAACTCATACCTAAATATAGGCATAACCTGGCTGCTAGGCAAGGGGAAACTAGAACTATCGCTTGTCAGGTTTCTCGACACAGAATTATTGTGAAAAATCGTGAAAAAAGTTGCAGAAAAGTGAATTCACATAAAAAACTTGAAATTAACTTGAATTATTTGTAATATTAGATATGGCTAACTTGAAAAAAATAGAGCCTCAACAGGCACAAGCACTAGAATTACTTGCATCTGATCCATCTTTAACTTTAAAACAAGTTTCAGACATTGTAAAAGTAAATGTTAAAACTATATCTAGGTGGATGAGTAATGCAGACTTTTTAGATAATTACTACAAAAGATATATGGAGATTTCTGGCAAAGAATTACCTGCAGTTATTCAATCTATGATTAATGAAGCTAAGTGTGGTAATGTACAAGCAGGAAGATTAGTATTAGAACACTTTGGTAAACTAGAAAATAAGATAAAAGTGCAAATGCAGAGTAATTTTGAAAGATTTATTGAAGTTGATGCAGAAGATACTGATTTTATTGATGTTTCAGAAGAAGATTCTGATGGTTTTGATAAAATAGCTCAACATATAGTGGACAATGAAGTAAAATTACCTCCTAGAGACCCTAGTAATGACTTTCCTAGACAAAGAGAGAGAAAAGAGAAAGAAAAAATATCATCATTAAGGCATTCAGAGGTAAAAAAGGTAAAAGAGGCAAAAGCACAACATAGTTCTTACTTGCTTAGGAAGAGAGCTAAAGCTGTTGGTCTTGATTTGTTGCCTCCAGGTAGACATTCACAAGGAAAAAGAGATGCATGGCTAAAAAAATTAGAAAAACTTGAATCAAAGTGATCAGTTTTTTCTTTTTTGTTATACTTTTTTCTTTTTTCTTATATATACTATATAATACTATATATAACTAATATACTTATAAGGCTTACATGGAAAGACAGCAAGGAATTGAATTTTTTTACAGCGATAAATTCTTAAAATTTAAAGAAAAGTGGTATAAATTTACAGGATACACTCCTCATAATGGACAACTAAAGATTCACTACCCTAGTAAAAAAGCAAGATTTGTAGTTGCTGTGTGTGGTCGTAGATGGGGTAAGAGTGTGTGTGCATCCAAGGAGATAGAGACTGTTCTTAATTGCCCAAAGACTCGTTCATGGGTAGTTGCTCCCTCTTATCAAACTGCTGAAAAAGTTTTTAGGGAAGTGTGGCATAATGTTATCGCTAACCCTGACCCAACTAAGAATATAGGTACTAGAAGAGCTTCTTACAAAGACATGTATATAGAAACTGAGGCAGGTTCGACTTTTGAAGCTAAATCCGCAGATAACCCTAACTCACTTGTAGGAGAAGGTCTAGATTTATTAATTTTAGATGAGGCTGCTAAACAAAAAAAGATAGTTTGGGAGATGTATTTAAGACCTACACTATCTGATCGAAAAGGAAGAGCTATTTTTATTACAACACCAGAGGGGTACAATTGGGTTTACGATTTATATTTACAAGGACAAAAGGATGAAGAGTGGTTATCTTTCAATAGTCCTTCGTGGGAAAATCAATTTGCTTACCCAAAAGGTGCATCAGATTCTGACTTGGTTGAGGCAAAAAGGAATATGTCTAGAGAGGTATTTGACCAAGAGTATGGTTCGTTATTTACATCCTTTGCAGGAAGAGTTTACCCATTTGATAGGAATCTCGATGTTGGCAAATTTCCCTACAATCCGAACTTACCTACTTACTGCAGTATTGATTTTGGTTATCGTATGCCTGCTGTTGCATGGTTTCAGGTTTATAAACAAGATGGCGAAGAACATATTTCTATCTTTGATGAGATAATTCATGAAACAAATATTAAGACAGATGCATTAGCTTTAAGAATAAAAAGAAAGCCTTATAATGTACAAGCCTACTTCGGAGACCCTGCAGGAAAAGGGGTTCAATCTCAGTCAGGTTTGGGAGATATAGAAATATTTCGTAAGTTTGGCATAAGAATTCGTTCAATTAGAGATAAATTGAGCACTAATATCGTATCTGGAGTGTCCCATGTCAGAAGTTTTATAGAAAATGCTGAAAATAAAAGATTTGTTCATTTGGACAAGAAATGTAAGGGTTTAGCAGAAGATTTTGAAAATTATAGATACCCTGAACACAAGGAAGGGACAGATATAAAACAAGAACCTGTTAAAGATGGTTATCATGACCATGGAATGGATATGGTTAGATATTTTTTCATTAATAGGTTTCCCATAAGAAACCATAAAATGAGGTTAGAGAATAGATGAACTATGCAAAAGACATTATACAGCAATCAATCAAAGATTTAAGATTAGATCAGTCAAGAGCAAGAAGAAGATATATTGAAAAATTAATTAATTACTACACAGGAACAGACACAGATATGTATATATCAACATATTTTGATGCTAAGTCATATCAAGAAGTTCCAATCTACACTATGAACATTACTAAAAAGTTTATAGATAAAAAATCTAGGATTTATACTTTAGCTCCAGATAGAAAAGTAGGTGGAAAAGGAATTACAAAGAAATACAATGATTTAATTCATAATAAAAATTTAAAAATGAAACATATAGAGAGAATGACCAATTTACTTGGTACTATTGCACTTTATGTGTATTGGGATGAATGTGAAGATGGCAGTCACTTAAATTATAGACCTATTTATTATTTTGATGCTTTCTTTGATGAAGACCCAACAAAACCTATTGCTATTTCTTACCCAATGCTAGAACCTACAGGAGATACTAGTTATGTTTCTGAGGATTTAAAATTTTGCTATTGGGATGCTGATTATAAAATCATTTATGATGAAAGAGGAAATGTTGTTAGTGAAACTAGGCATGGGTTAGGTGTTTTACCTTTTGTTTTTCCTAGAAAAGACGAACAAATAGATGATTTCTTTTCAGAGGGCTCTTCTGATGTTGTGGGAGCTAACGAGCAAATAAATATTACATTAACAGAATTACAATTAGGATTGAGATTCCAAATGTTTGGACAACCATGGGCTAGTGGAGTCTATGAAGACGAGCCAATTAGTAGAATGGGATCAGATACAATCATCAATCTTCCAGTGGATGGTCGTTTTGGCATTGAATCCCCCCAAGGAGACATTGCAAAAGTCATAGAGTCTATCAAATTCCAGTTAGAGCTTCTCGCACAATCTAAACACATGCATATTACTTTCGACTCAAATATGGACAGACCATCTTCTGGATTAGCATTAATTATTAAAGACTTCGATAGAATAGAAGATTATCATGATACTGTAGAGTCATGGAGATTATTTGAACATCAACTCTATAGATTAGAAAGATTAATCTTGTCTAAGAATGGTATAGAACTTCCAAAAGATTTAAATGTTGAATTTTTAGAACCTGAATATCCAAAATCTGTAAATGAAAAAATACAATTATGGAATTGGATGCTAGAAAGAGGACATACATCTGATGCTGAAATATTATCTAAAAATAAAAAAGATATAACAGTTGAAGAGGCTAAAAAGATAATCGAAAAGAATCAGGCTGAAATGCCAGAGGAAAAGGAAGAAGATGCCAAGAAAGACAACATTTTCAATAGCTAACCCTTACTCAACTGCTGTACCAGGTCGTAGAAGAAGAAGAGGGTACAGAGTCATAATAGAAAGAATAGTTAGAGAAGAGAAAGAAAGAGCTAGACAAGAACTAGCTGATCTAGTTTATTCTATGATTTTTCAAAGAGTATTTGAAAACGAGAAGAGAAGTGACAATAATAGACCTTTACCAAAACATAGTGCAAGTACTTTAGCTTATAGAGAATACACATCAGGAGAAACTCAAAAATTAGTAGATTCAGGTCAAATGAGGGCAAGTTTAAAGGTTTGGGCTACAAAACAAGAATTAAAAGTAGCTAATAAAGCAGTAGCTAGGAGAGGTAAAAATAAATTGTTTAGATATGCAGACCAATTAAATACTAGACATTATGGAAAAAGATGGGTAAATTTAGATATTCCTAAAACATTTTTACCTGGTGGGGCAGAAAGAAAAAAATGGATTAGAAGGTATAGGACTAGACTAAAAGCTAGATTTGACACAGAATTATATTACTAGGAGGGGTTATGGCAGACAAAGATAAAGAAACAGAATTAATGGAAAAGTTGTACACAAAAATAAAAGAATTTGAAGATAAAATGTGTCAATTAGTAAAGGATGACATAGAATCATCAGGAGAAGCCTGTGAAGCAGTCATACCTACATACATACTAGAAGATATGGAAAACTATATAGGCGAACCTATTATTCTAATGGGAATTTGCTAATTGTAAAAGATTTTTTTAAATTAAACTATAAATAAACAGGAGTATTTAAATGTTAGAAGAAAATACAGCTCAGATGAGCAACGATGTTCAGGAAGAACAAACTACACAGTCAGATGATAATGTAGATTACAAACAGCTTTACTTAGACGAAGTGCAGAATGCAAAAAAACTTCGTAAAAGAGCGCAGGATAGTGAAACAAAAAATCAAGAATTTCTTAAAACCCAGGAAACTTCAAAAGTCAAGGCAATGAGAGAACAGGAAAAATATAAAGAACTTTCTGATACCCTTCAAGCACAGCTTGATGAGGTTTCTCCATATAAACAAAAATGGGAGGAATTCCAAGTTAAAAGAAAAGATAGTTTGTTAGCAAAGCTGCCAGAGGCTGACAGAGATAGACTAGCTAATAAGGATATTGATACACTAGAGTACATTGTTGGTAAACTAGGGGAATCAAAACCTGTAAAATCAGAACCTGTCACAGGTGCATCTAGGAATATTAAAGATATGCCTAGTGATAATATCTTTGACATGTCTTCTGAAGATAGGAAAAAATATTGGGATAGTCATATGAATAACATTTTAAACAACAAAAAATAATTTCATTAAGGAGAAATTTAAATGGCAAATATAGGATCAGGTGGTAAAGCCAATACCTCTACAATGTTCAATTCTTTTGTACCAGAAGTTTGGACTCAAGGTGTTCGCTATTACTTTCAAAAAAACTTAATACTAGCAGGACTTGCTACTGATTGGTCAGATGCAGTTACTGGTGGTGGGGACACAGTTCATATTCCAAGGATTAATGAACAAAGTTCTGCAGCTAAGACTCAAGGAAGTGCAATTACATGGAGTCATAATACTACAGATGAATCTGAAGATGTTCTATCTATTAACAATCATCATTATTCAGGATTGTTAGTGGAAGATATTGGTAGAGTTCAAGCTAGTGATGACTTAATGGCTAAATATACTATGGAACTTGGTTATGCTCTTGCTAAGAAAATTGAAATAACAGTTGAAGCAGGAATGGAATCAGCTGCAGATAATTCAATTGAATTAACAAAATCATCAACTTCAGGTAAAATTGGTTTAGCTGACTTAGGCACAATGATTAAAACTTTAGCAGAAAATGATATTGATTATTTGGATGGAAATACTTATTTAGTATTAAGTCCAACATCATACTCATCTCTGTTTGAGTTAGATGATTTTGCAAGAGCTGATGTTATAGGAGATTCATTTAACTTTCCAAGAGTTTCTGGATTCATTGGAAAATTAGGTGGTATCCCTGTGTTCTTATCAAATGTTGTTGGAACAGCTGCTGCTACAACTTTTGGATACTTATTCCATAAGTCTTTTAGCAATCTAGCTTTTTCACAAAAACCAAGAATGCAAGATCAGTATGATATTGACTACTTAGGAACTAAAGTAGTTACAGACGCAGTATATGGTTGGTTAGGTAAAGATGAAAATGCTGCATCTAAAAGAAGATGTTGGAAATTATTGGATGCTTCGTAAGAAGTAGCTAGTAATGTCAATTAATATAAGGGGAGTTGTCGGAGCTCCCCTTATTTAACCTAGGAGAAAATTTAATGGCTAAAAAAGAAACAAAAACTTCATATCCTGTGAAATATTTAAACAATGTAAATAAATGTGTTTATGTTGCAAATAATGCAGAAGAAGAAAAAAAGTTTAAAGATAATAAAGATTATAGTAAAGTTTAATGATTGATGAAATAAAAGAAATCGCTGAAGAAGTTTTATATAAACTTGATGCCTACACACCTGATGCTTTAGCTTTAGTTATGAGGACTGGAATGGCAGAATCAGGATATAGACATTTAAGACAAATGAACGATGGTCCAGCTTTAGGATTTTGGCAAGTAGAGTTAGCTACTGCAGAAGATACTATAGATAATTATGTAAGATACAGACCTAAGTATGAAAAGGTTTTAAGTGACCTAGGGTTAGGTGGGGACTTAGAATTTAGCTTGTTATCTAATATAGGGATACAGGTTGCTTTTTGCAGATTAAAATATTTAAGAGATAGAGAGCCAATTCCTTGTTGGACTGATCTTCGTGACCAAGCTGTGTATTGGAAAAGAGTTTATAATACAGAGTTAGGTGCTGGAACTATTAAACATTTTTTAAGAGTAAACAAAGAAGACATATAAAAGGAGACCTATGGCTAAAAAGACTCCTGTAAAAAGGGCTATTGTCACACCTGACAAGCACTTCCCTTTAGCAGACAAAGCTGCAATAAAAGTTCTTTGCAAATCAATAGAACTTGTTAAACCTGACATTTACATAGATTTAGGAGATGTTGGAGAATGGGAGGGATGCTCTCATTGGCAATGGAAAAAGAAAAAAAGACCTCCATTAGAATATCAATTACCTTTTATAGAAAAAGACATTGTTGATGTCAATAAAGGAATGGATATTATAGATGAATCTCTAGATAAGGCAAATGTTAAAACTAAATACATGATTGAAGGAAATCATGATGATTGGATGAATAGATTTACAGAAGAACATCCATACCTTAATTATACATTTAAAAATGTAGTAAATTTAAAGGAAAGGGGATACAAATTTCAACCAATAGGAAAATATCTAAAAATAGGAAAACTGTGCTTTTACCATGGTCATCACTTCGCTTCTGTACATCATACTCGCAACCACCTGATGAAGTTAGGTGCGAATATAATGTATGGACACCATCACGATATTCAGCAATGTTCTGTGACTCATATGGATGGGGTGAAGTCAGCCTGGAGTATAGGTTGTCTAAAAGACATGACAACAGAGCAGAATGCTTGGTTAGGAGGAAGACAACATAATTGGTCTCATGCATTTGCAATAGTAGACTTCTATGAAGGAGGGCACTTTAGTGTCTATGTAGTAATGATAATTAAAGGGATGACTTCTCTGTGGGGTCATTTTATAGATGGTAACAAATGATGGATTGGTTTCAAATACTAGACAAATATGGGATAGCAGTAGTTGGCTCTATAGCTATGGCTTTTTATATATGGAAATCAACTAAGTTTATTCAAGATGAATTAACAAGAGAGTTAAGAGAATCTTTTGCAAGATTAGAAGGCATACAGATTAAGCTAATTGATCAGCAGAAGAAAATGCAACTAGAACAGAAAGGTTTAGAAAACAGCTACAAAACCTTAGTAGAAGTAATAGCTAAACTTTCTGGTAATGGCTTACGAGATAAGTTTCTTCGTATGCAGGAGAAAAATGAAAACAAAAAATACTAATGATGATTTAATATTATCTCACTTAGAATACATTAGAGATAGAGTAGATCAGATTAATGGAAGAGTTAGGGATAATGAAAAACAAATATCGTGGATAAAAGGTATAGGAACTACCTTTGTTTTTGTTATTAGTATTGTACTAGGATGGCTAGGTGTAGACAAGTGACAGGTATAGGCTACTTTATATTAGGTTTCTTAGTAGTCTTTATTGGTGGTTTGATTTACTTAGGTAAATGGGAATTGTTTGATGTTTATGATAATGATGATGAGGAGTGGTATTAATGTTACAAGCATTATTAGTTAAGAAAGTTTTAACAATAGTTTTTAAAAAAATAGAAACTAAACATAAGTTAAATAAACTTAGAAAATATGTTGAGCAAGAAAATGAACTTGATATTCAGATGAAACAAGTTCAAAAAACTCTTGGTAAATATGGTAAATATATAGAAGAAATAGAAAAAGATGTAGGAGTCCTTAAAGCAGACTCTCATCCTAAAAGAGATTTTGTAGTATGTAAAGAATGTAAATGTAAATTAAAGGAGAAGTAAAATGAATGAATGGATTTTATCTAATTGGGAGTATATTTTATTAGCTTTTTTTATTGTAGAGAAACTGATCAAAATTAGTCCTTCTACTAAAGATGATATATTACTAGACACAATAATTAAACCTATATTCAATGCATTGACACCTAAAAGTAAAAAGTAATGAAGAATAAAGGGTCTTTAAAAGATATATTAACCCTTGGTGCTTCTACCCCTTCAAGAAAAACAAGTGTTGCAAAAGGTAGAGTATCTGATAATAAAAAGAAAAGTGAGTATAATACTTTAAATAAAAACACTGTATCATTATTAGATGATTCTAACCTTGAGGATACATTAAAAAGCCTTCAAGTTGGTCATGAATTAACTCCTATTAAAATATCTAAAACAAAAGTAAATATCACAGAATTAGAATGTGATCAGTTATTCGTTAATGGAGAAGTTGTTCAAACAGGTACAGAAATAGCTGGAGCAACACAATTAAACGATTTATCTGATGTTACTTATTCAAGTGGAGATTTAGTTATAACTGGCTTAGATAAAATTTCTGTTGCAGGAGATTTAGATATTATTGTGGCAGGAGGAGATATAAATTTTAAAGCACATGAATATGGGAGTGGATATGATGGTGGTGTAAGTTTTAACATAACAAGTGATAAGGTAGAGTTTATAAGAAATATTGAGGGTGGTACTCCATCAAGAATGACCTTTGACATAGGAGTTACAAGTCACTCTATAGGAGTGTCTTCAGGAGATGATTTAGTAATAAGTGGAGATGGAGATTTAGAATTTTCTCAAGGTAGTACATTTAAAAAAATTGACTTTATAAGAAGTGATAGTGGCTTTGGAGATGTAAGATTAGAAACAGCTAATGAATGGTCAGCCTTAGCTATGTTTAGAGATTTTGTAAATGCTACATCAGGAGCAACAGGAGTAAAGACTTATTCTCTTCTTAGAGGTCATTTAAACATAGAAAGTGATGCAGGATTTGACAATACCTTTTTAGCTCGTTTAGAGAGTAGTACAATGAAAACTACAACTTACACTAATTATGGAGGCACTGTTGCTGGGACTATAAAAGGAAATGCCACAGACCATGGATTTTACACTGGAGATATATTAGTAATTGAAGATACTACTAACTATAATGGTAATTCAGGTAGTATAACTAAAATAGATGATGATAATTACTACTTTACAAAAACTTATGTAAGTGACCAAACAGGAAAAGCATATAGAAGTTCTACAAATGTTGTTGCTGATCGACTTTATGGAGACTTTGCTGTAAAAGTAGGTGGCGATATTTACACTCAAGGAAATATAAGTATGTATGAACAATCTGCTGCTCCTGACCATATTGCAGGATATGGAAAATTGTGGGTAAAAAATGTTGCACCAAATAATTTATATTTTACAGATGATGCAGGTAATGATATTGCTATAACTAATAATGGTAGTTTAGCTGGAGGTGGTGGGAGTACAACTTTAAAATGGCATCAATCTTTTGGTGGGTATAGAACAAACAATACAAGCACAACTGTATATTACATGCCTTATAGAATTACTGGAGAAAGTTGGACTAATGGCGATAGTACTATATCAAGTGTTAATATGTATGATACTCCATCTGCTTGGATAATGCCACATGATGGAACAATAACTAAAATACAAATACAAGGATACATTAGAGATACAGGAGCAACAGACCCTGTAAAGTTTTATGTTTTTAAAGGAACCAGTGTACATGATGCTTCATCTACAAGTTTAACACAAATAACATCTACTTCTGCTATAACTGTAGCTGCAGCAGATAGAGTTTTTACATCTTCTACAACTATATCATCTGGAAATAGTCTTACAGCAGGAGATGGAATATGGTTAGCTTTAAAAAAAGATTCAAATACAGGCAATCAAGATATGTATTTCTCTATAACTATAAGTGGAGAGTATAGCTAATGGCAATAAGTAAATTAAGAGATGATAAAGGTAATAACAAATATGATGATGTTATAGATGATAATTCAGATGAACCTTTTATGGTTTTAATTAAACATATTTTTGAAAAGATAGATGAAGGTGTTACTAAAACTAATGAACATATAACTAAAATGGCTACAAATGATGCTAAAGTTGGTATAACACAATCACAAGCAGATGCCATTGTATCTAATACAGCTAAAACTGGAATAACTACTCAACAAGCAACTGACATAACAACTAATAATGCAAAAGTAGGTATTACTACAAAACAATCACAACAATTAAGTTTATTAGTACAAAGTGCAATTCAATTGTCTTCTGTTGTTAAAGGTACAACAGTTAGTACTCCAGCTTTGACTTTAATACCAGGAAAAGTATCAGGTAGTTATTCAATAAGGCTATCAGTAAGAGTCACACCTCAGGGTGGAAAAACTGTAGTTAAATATGTAGATTTACCATTAACATAAAACAAGGAATAGTATGGAAAAAGAAATCGCAAAAAAAATAAAAGAGTATAAAGAAAAAAGAGATCAGCTTTTAGCTGCAATACAACAATGCAATGGAGCTATAACTGCTCTAGAGGATTTGCAGAAGAAGTAAAATAATATTATCTTATAATACAAGATTACAGGAGTTTTAATGAGTTTAACAGACAAAAAGCTAAAGAATGCTTATGGGTCTTTACTTAATTGCTCAGGAGACAATCAGGGAATCAGTGCATCACTTAAAAAATATATAACAGATGGATTGGGAACTAATAGTTGTATTGAGCTTGGGCAAAATTATTTAGGTGCTAGACCACAAAATGCAGATAGTGCTACTTTCTTTTGTGTAAAAGATTTAGATGGCAATAATTTATTAAAAGTAGATACTACTAATGACAAAGTTTTAGTTGGTTCATCTCAAATAAATGCTAATACACAGATAGAAAGATTTACTTGTAGACAATTAACACCTGTAGCAGGAACACATTATGCAATGCATTTAGGGGGTCAAGCAAACGAGTCTTCAGATAATTTGGCTCAACAAAGTTTAGGCACTACTGCAAATCCCTCCACTAGTATAACTTATACAGGGAGTACCTTGGATTACTTGCAAAGTATGTTCTACATTCCAAATAATATCGTTATTGATGAAGTTCATTATATGTTGGCATCAGCAGGTACTACGACTATAAACTTGCATTTAAATAGTTATTCTATTGTTACAGGCACTGGAGCTACTTCTGGAAATTTAGCAGATGGTACTAGCCATGCTTTAAGTGGAAGTAGTACAGGGAGTTTATCTCCTATTGCTGTAGCTGCAAATCAAATAAGCAATGGAACTTTAACAATTATCAGTGATAGTATCAGTTCAGGTAGAGTGGTATTAATAGCAATAGAAAATGTTGGCTCTACAGATGAAATTTCAGGGAATGTTTCAATAAAATATCATATTAAATAAAGGAATTAAACATGGCTAACATAACTAAATTAATACAATCTCCTCCTGGAACTAGAGAAGTCTATACTATTGAACAAGAAGTAGATGCTTCTGATTCATTGGGTATATTGACAATTGCAAAAACTAGATCAGGTGGAACTTTATCACAACCAAAACAATTATATTTTGAAAATACAGGTTCAGCTCCTGTTACATTATCAATGAAAATTCCTAATTGGGATAATGATACTACAGCTGCAAGTGATGCAAATGTTTATCCACAAATACATTTACTTCCTGGGCAATGGTTCTTTTTACCAACTTCTAGGTTTGTTTCTGCTCCAACTGCTAGTATACTTGATGGAGACCAATCACTTTCTAGTACTTGGCAAACACCTAGTACAGATGTTAGAGAAAATTCAGGTGTTACTTTAGGTGCAAATATTTCTGCAACTACAGACCCTTTGCAAATAACAACATCTGCAAATGGAACTAATGCATTTAGAGTAGGAGATTTAATACAAATAGGTAGAGCTACTTCAGGTAGTGGTAATGACAAAGCAGAAGTATTAAGAGTTAAGTCTATAGATAGTACAACAACAATGACTTGCTATAGAGGTTTATATGGGACAAGTGCTGGAGACCAAGGAGTATCAGATTATTCTACAGGACATGCTAGTGGTTCTGCTATAATGTTTCCTATGTTTAATACTCATTCTGATGTATTTACATATACGACTGCTTCTTTAAATAAATATGGAAAATACCATCAAACTAATTTTATGGGTAAATTTAGAGGAACTACATTATCTACTGTAGGAATAGTTCCTGGTAGTATATGTATGAGGTTTTATAATCCTGGATATCAAGCTATTGGTCTAGAAGGAATAACATTAAGCAGTAAAACAGGTTTAACAGGTGGTACAACTTATGAGTTTTCTATAAATGTAGATGGAAAAGGAGTAGATGATATAGCAATCACTGCTGATAGTAGTAATACTAAATTTGGTGGAACTAATGGATTTTTACATAAGTTAAAAAGTGCCTTAAATGATGCAGAAAATGACCCAACTAAAAACATGTATAATAGAAAAGTTATAGTATCTTTAGTTGGAGGAGATATACTACTTAGATCAGCACAACACAATAGTGGGAGTTCAATTGTTTTAGCTCAAGCTGACTCACTTACAGGTGGTTCATCAGAATTATTCCAAAGCTCAACTGCAGCTGGAGTATTTCCTTTGGTTGCTAATTTAGAAGCAGGAGTACCAGCTAGGCTTCCTTTAGATGATATTTATGATAAAACAACATTTAATACAATTCCAAACACTCATTTATTAGCAACAGATGATGGGAATGGTAATATCACAGGTGCTGCAAAAGGAACAATAAATTATGAAACAGGAGAAATTAATATAACTGGACCAAGATTTGGGGAGTTTTTGTGGAAAGCAGATGGTGGTTCTCCATTTGCAGGAGCAATAAATTCTAATGCTGCATTAAAGAAAAATGGAGTTTTAAATGTTTATGCAAAGTCTTGTAGTCCTATTTTAAATTCTAAAGTATTAATTAAGGCATATAACTAATGGCAAAGTATAAAGGTAAAAAAGTAAGATTAAACAAGCCATCTAGAATAACTAAAGGGCAACCAGGATATGGAAGGAAAAAGTTTAAAGTATTCGTTAAAGCAGGTAGTAGGGTTAAAAAAGTAATGTTTGGAGACCCTAATATGAAAATTAAAAAGTCTAGCCCTGCTAGAAGAAAATCTTTTAGAGCTAGACATAGATGTAGTAGTCCTGGTCCAAAAACTAAAGCTAGATATTGGTCTTGTAAAAAATGGTAAGGAGATAAAATGGCAACATCACCAACATATTGTACAGCTAGAGATATTAAAGATGTGTTTCCAAATATGGATAAATACGATGATAAAATACCATTGTATGGATGGAAAGCACATGATTCTATAAGTAATGTATATGTATTGTATAACACAGGTAAAATAACTAATCTATTTCAAGATGGTCAAGAAATGACTAATGTTGCTAATAGTATTGATTGGACTTCTGCAAATAATGGAGAATGGACTTATTATGAAAGTAGTGATAGAATAGAATTTAAACATTCTTCCAATTCTCCTATAGATACATTAATGGAGTCAGGAGAAGATTATAATACATTAATAACAAGATATATATCTAATGCTAGTAGATTTTTTGATTCAAGAGTAGATGCAGGAATACCAAGAGATATGTTTAAGAATAGAAAAGGCGAATATGATTATATGATAGTTAGAACAACTGCCTTACTTGCATCTTATTTTTTATCACAAGCAAAAGAGCCAGGTGGAGATTTAGCTCAAACATTCTTAGATGAGGCAAACTTTAATATAGATCAGATTAATAATGGAAAAAGCAAACTATCATATCAAGTAACATCTGATTCATCTTCAGGTTTAATTAGAGAAGTTGTTTCTCCTCAAGCTGCTAATCCATTAAGAATAGTAGATACTAAAGGTATGTATAGTGGTTCTTATGACTTATTGAAAATAGTTATATCTACAGCAGGTAAAATTGGAGTTGCTAAATTTGATGTTTTTGCAGGAGATGAGTCAGGATTAAAAAGTAATAAAATAGTAGATGGGGAGATTATTTCAGGTAAATATCAATCTGTGGGCAATGGGTTGCAAATAAGATTCTCAGGAGCAGATGA